AAAGGAGGGTTGTTACCCTCCTTTTTTTATGGTATAATATTTGAAAAGTTGTTTCTTTATGGATAAAGACAAATTAAAACTCATTATTCGGAATATGGAACTTTTGTTGGATTCTTTGAAGGCAGAAGTATATTCTGATGTTGACGCATATAAGAATTCTGTTGCGTTTGACAGTCCAGCAGATTATGATGAACTCTACGATGATGATGATGGATATGCAGACTAGCAGAGCAAAAAGACTTGTTAAGATGCTTGAAAGACTGATTAAGAAGGATTTTCTTTACAGTGATGAGCAGATTAAGACAATGAAAGCAGAATTACGTATTATTAAGGAAGAACTTGCTGCTAGAAGGGCAGAAAACTCAAAAGGATTTGGATCATGAATGTACAACTTGTAAGTATCACACCTGATGCTGAAAAGACAATGGCTTATATCGCTAGAGTGTCTAATCCATCTAATCAGGACAATGAAAAGTATGCAGGACTATTAAAGTACTGTATTAAGCATAATCATTGGTCTGTATTTGAACAATCATCTATGAGTCTTGAAATAGAAACTACTAGAGCAATTGCTGCACAAATACTAAGACATAGAAGTTTTACTTTTCAAGAGTTTTCTCAGAGGTATGCTGCTAGTACTTCTTTGGGTAAGATTGATTTACCAGAACTTAGAAGACAAGATACAAAGAATCGTCAGAATTCTACTGATGATTTAGATCCTAAGATGGTAGATACATTGAACAAACAGATGAAAACATTGTTTAGTTCTTCTTTAGCACTTTATAATCAGATGTTAGAAGATGGTGTTGCTAAAGAATGTGCTAGAATGGTACTACCTTTATGTACTCCTACCAGAATCTATATGACTGGTTCATGTCGTTCTTGGATACATTATATTAATCTACGTTCAGCACATGGTACTCAGAAAGAGCACATGGTAATTGCAGAAGCATGTAGGAAAATTTTTGTAGAACAATTCCCTGCAGTATCAGAAGCTCTTGAGTGGGCATAAATATCTTTACATGACTTAATTATTATGGCTACATATCCTGTTAAAAATACAAAGACTGGTGAAACAAAAGAAGTAATTCTTAGTGTTCATGATTGGGATCAATGGAAAGAAGATAATCCTGATTGGTTAAGAGATTTTTCAGACCCAAGTACATGTCCAGGTGTGGGAGAAGTTGGAGAATGGAAAGATAAGTTGGTTAAAAGCAAACCTGGATGGAATGATGTTTTAGATAGAGCTTCTCGTCAACCTGGTGCTCAGAACTTGAAAATATAATGTCACGTAAAAAAAGAACTAATGATCAACCTATAGGGGTTGGTCTCACTGCAAAGCAGATGAAAAGAAAAAAACCAGTAAATATTGATTATCTTGTAGATATTCAACCTATCACTGATAATCAGAAAGTATTATTTGATTCCTATAAGGAAGGAAAGAATGTAATTGCCTATGGTGCTGCAGGTACAGGTAAAACATTTATTACATTATACAATGCACTAAAGGATGTTTTAGATGAAAGTACTCCTTATGAGAGAATCTATATTGTTAGGTCTCTTGTTGCTACTAGAGAAATAGGATTTCTTCCTGGCGATTATGAGGATAAATCAGATATCTATCAAGTACCATATAAGCATATGGTTAAGTATATGTTTCAGATGCCTTCTGATGCAGATTTTGAGATGTTATATGGTAATTTGAAGGCACAAGAAACAATTAAGTTTTGGAGTACTTCATTTTTGAGGGGAACAACACTTGATAATGCTATAATAATAGTTGATGAATATCAAAACTTGAATTTTCATGAATTAGATAGTATAATAACAAGGATCGGTGAAGACAGCAAAATTTATTTCTGTGGAGATGCCTCTCAGACTGATTTACAGAAAACAAATGAGCGTAATGGAATTATCGATTTTATGAAGATCGTTCGATCAATGCCATCTTTCAATTTAATTGAATTTGGTATTAATGATATTGTTAGATCTGGACTCGTAAAAGAGTACCTCATTGCTAAATTAGAACAGAATATGTAATGTTTGACCATGTTGATTTGAACCTTGAACCTCTTGAAAGAGAGACTATTGAAGGTGTTCGTTATTATTCAATTCCAGATGTAGATGAACTAGTCAAACTAGTATCCATTACTTCTGTTACTAGTCATTTTAATAAAGAAATTTTTGTCAATTGGCGAAAGAAGGTTGGTAATGAGACAGCAGATAAGATCACTAAGGCAGCAACCAAACGTGGTACTGATATGCATACTCTTACTGAACATTATCTAAAAAATGATCAGGAACTTCCTCAAGTTCCCCCTATATCTGAATTTTTATTCAAGATAGCAAAGGGTGAACTTAATAAGATAAATAACATTTATGCTTTGGAAGGACCACTATATAGTAAAGAACTAGGAATTGCTGGAACCGTTGACTGTATTGCTGAATATAACGGTGAGTTAGCGATAATAGACTTTAAAACATCTAAAAAACCTAAACCACGGGAGTGGATTGAACATTATTTTGTTCAAGCAATGGCTTATGGATGTATGCTATATGAAATGAAGGGTATACCCATCAAAAAACTTGTAATCATCATGTCATGTGAAAATGGAGAATGTGTTGTCTATGAAGAAAACGATAAAGAGAAGTACATCAAACTCCTCTCAAAATACATCCAGAAGTTCGTTAATGATAAATTGGAACTCTATGGAACCTAATAAAGAATTAGAACAGGCTATTGCAAATAAGTTCTTAACTCCTCAAAAATTTGCTATTGAGATCGAAAAGATTGTTGCCGAACAGGAGTTAAACTATATTGATGCAATACTCCATTACTGTGAATCAAACAGTCTTGAAGTAGATTCAATAACTAAACTTATTTCAAAACCTTTAAAAGAACGATTGAAATGGGATGCTATTCGTCTTAATTTCATGAAAAAAACATCAAGAGCAAAACTGCCTTTATAATGCCCACACCAACAGAATTACTACATTATCGTCTTCAAGCGGTTTTGCGTGATTATAATATGCCTGATCTTGAGTATATTGGTGACCGTCCCAGTTATAAAACTGGAGATACTGTTCCTTGGTATCGTATAGGAGAAGCAGAAGTTCCTATTGATGCTATAACAGAATTTGAAACTGAAGAGGAAGATGAAGACCAAAGTGACTCCCTTTGAAACTTATCAAACTTATCTTGGAATGAAAAGTCATTTTACTAATCGTAAGTATGACTTCTTTAAATATGGGGGTAAATCCCGTGCCACTATGAGTTCTTTTAATAAAAGAAAAGATAAATATTGGTTTGAAAAGACATCTAGAAAGTATTCTGATGAACAAGTGCTAGACTTTCTTCTAGCGAATTTTGTAAACGCTGACACACCGCAAAACCTATGGATTGGAGAGATAATCAACAGTGGCGAAAGAACATACGCAGAGTGGATGAGACGGAGACAGAGTATGACCTATATTTTCAAGGAGCAGACACAAAAACTTCTCTCAGAGAACGACTTATCGAAAGTGTTCAATTGCTCGAAGGGACATCCCCTATTATTAAGAAAATATCTGGGTGGAGAAATTTCACTAGAAACGCTTACGATACTGGAAAAAGTCTTTTCTTTCGTAAAAAATTTTGATAAGAAGTTAGATGATCCAGTGTGGGAATCCGTAAGTTTAAAAATTAAAAAGTATAATCCTTTCCTAAATATTAATGTATTCCAGTATAAAAAAGTCTTACGAGAACTGATAAATGAGTGAATTTTTTGAGTCCGAAATAGTTCGTCAAGAACTAGAAGAGATTAATGAACTTCAGAAATCGATCTATGGGAGTTTATTCTCCTTTGCTGAGATGAGTCGTGAAGATAAACTGGAACATGTTGAATTGTTGATTGTTTTATTAGAGAAACAACGTATCATGTATACAAGATTATCTCTTTCTAAAGATCCTGAAGCGATCAAAATGAAAGAGGATCTAGAGCGAAGTATTGTGGTTATGGGATTTCCAGAAGGAACAGATATACAAGTTATATTTGCAACTATGGATCAAACTATTGAAACTCTAAAAAAACAGGTTGACTTAATATAATTTCCTTGTTATAATCTAAACATCCAAATTAATCCAAATTAATCCGAGGTATCCAATGTCGTTTGCTAATCTTAAAAAGCAATCAAAACTAGGCTCTCTTACACAAAAACTTGTGAAGGAAGTCGAAAAAATGAATAACACTGGTGGTAATACAGATGACCGCCTATGGAAATTAGAAGTAGACAAAACAGGTAATGGTTATGCCGTTATACGTTTTCTTCCTGCTCCTAATGGTGAAGATCTACCATTTGTAAAACTATACTCCCATGCCTTTCAAGGACCTGGTGGTTGGTATATTGAAAATTCTTTGACTACTCTTGGTCAAAAGGATCCTGTTTCTGAGTTTAATACTACTCTATGGAACAACGGCACTGATGCTGGTAAAGAGACTGCTCGTAAGCAGAAGCGTAAGCTAACTTATATCAGTAACATCTATGTTGTAAAAGATCCTGCAAATCCTGAGAATGAAGGTAAGGTATTCTTATACAAGTACGGTAAGAAAATCTTTGATAAACTCACTGCAGCAATGCAACCTGAGTTTGAAGATGAGGAAGCAATCGATCCATTCGATTTCTGGCAAGGTGCTAACTTCAAGTTGAAAGCAAAGAACGTTGCTGGTTTCAGAAACTATGATAGTTCTGAATTTGCTGCTGTATCTCCATTACTAGATGATGATGAGGCATTAGAAGGACTCTGGAAGAAAGAGTACTCTCTTGCAGAATTGGTCGCTGCTGATCAGTTTAAATCTTATGATGATTTGAAAAAGCGTCTTGACTCTGTTCTTAGAGTAACAAGTACTAGACAAGATCCTGAAGTATCTGATGAAGATGCTTTCCGTGGTTCTGCTCCCAATTTTGAGAGTCGTAGAACTGCTGAAGCGACTGCAGAAGTTACCGCAGCATCTGATTCAGATGATGATGACGATACAATGTCCTACTTTCGACAACTTGCCGAAGCTTAAGACATAGTAATATTTGAATTTTCAGTCCTCACAGTTGTTTCATTAACATACTGTGGGGATTTATCATATACCATAATATCTCTCATATCATTTAAGAATTGTTGTAGATATCCTAATTTTATAAGGTGTATATTTCTTTTATCTTCATTAATACGAACCTCATATTCATAGTTACTAATACCAGTTCTAACATTTGTACCTGATACTGATTGTCTTCCATTATCATAGTAAGTAAATACAAAATTACTATCAACCACTTTACCCTTTGGAAGAATTATTCTTTCATCAGAATCCTTAACTTCTTTAGTTTCATAAAAACGAGTAGCGTTTATATCACCACCATATTTGTCTAGTGCGAAATCGTAAATATCTGAATCAGATAATGGCCATTCATTTCTAACATTAATAATACCAGCAGTAATTAATACAACCCAATCAAGTTCTGGAGATCCATATACTTCATCTGCAACCATATATGGATTATATCCCATTGGAATTTCATACTTGTCAAATAATGTAAATGCATTTTCTAGATCATCACGTAATTTGATCCTTCTAAAGATATTCTTTATTTCAATATAATCCAATGAAGAATTCTTATCTGATAAGAATGATGGATATTCTAAATTTGGTAGTTCTCTGAAATAACTCATTTTAGTAACCTACTCCTTCTATATCTTCGTAATCTACATCATAAATTGGTTCAAGTTCTTTAAATGATAGATCCATTTGCATTGAGACTGGTGTTCCATCACCATAAGTCATGTGTGATGCTTCAGCAGTATAATTAACTGATATATCTGTTAAGAAACACTGTTTAAACTTATGTAAGAATGGATGATCGCTATTTCCAGTTCTATATCTTAACTCAAAAACATTAGGGGATTTGAGGAACCAAGTTCCACCTTGACCTGCTGCTGCTTTTGTTTTTGGAGCCATATTTTCTTTAAAGGCACGTATTATTAGTTTACATTGTTCTGCTTCTTTACTATTACGAGGCATCATTTTCCAAGAGAATTTAAATCCTCTTAAAGTTGGACCATTAAAGAGAAGTTCCATATTTGGGTTAAATACTTCTCCATTTTCTCTAGCTAGTAATTGATCTACAGTAATATTACCACCAGCAAGACCAACTGCTTGTGTAGTTAATTGTTTCTTCAATAGATCTGCTGCTTTACCACCACCACCTATTCCTTGCTGAAATTTATCCATACCTGTCGTCAATGATTGTGATACAGCGTCAAAATAACT